CAATGAAAGTATCTAAGAATTCTAGCGAAAAATTAATGGATAAATTATCTGATTTAGAAGCTAGGTTGACTAGAATGGATTCTGTAGCGGATAAAATTGAAAATTTGGAAAAAGAAATCGTTAAGAGAAACCCAACACCAGTTGAAAAATTGGAAATGCGTTCATTAAGTTCATACCCTTATAATATTAAATTAAGTGATTATTGGTCAGAAAAAGAAGGTCCTTATGATGTTATGGATAAAAAAGAAAAAGAATACGTGTTAACCAATGATGATATAGATTCAAATTATAATTATTCACAAATAAAAGACACTTTCGATAAACCATTAGAAGACCAAGGTTATGAAGAAGAAGAAATGTAAAAATAATATAAACCCCTAAGAAATTAGGGGTTTTTTTATTTATAAAAAAAATATCATAAAAATTTGTTATATTGTTATTTTTTTAGTATATTTGTATATAAAAGAATTTAAAAATATAAAAAAACGTATAAAATAACGATAAAATTTTTAATTGTAAACACTTGACTTTTATTATTTTTGTTAGTATATTTGTATAAGTTTAATATTAGTAAATAACGTAAATTATATATATTTAAAATGAGTGAACAAATGAATGCTTTAGACGCTATGTTAGCACAGTACGAGAAGAATAATGCTCCTAAGTACGAAAAACAAGAAGCGAAAACCTATGATTTGAAGAATTACTTCAACACTTACATTCCAGAAGGTGTTAAAAGTGGTACTAAAACAATCAGAATCTTACCAACTAAAAATGGTAGTCCTTTTGTAGAAATGTATGGTCACAAAGTAATGGTTGACGGAGAATGGAAAACATTCCCATGTCTTAAACATGAAAAAGGTGAGGCTTGTCCTTTCTGCGAAGCTCGTCAAGAATTGTTAGCGACTGGAAAAGACTCTGACAAAGAATTGGCAAAAAAATACAATGCACGTTTAATGTACGTTGTAAAAGTTATCGATAGAGATAAAGAAGAAGAAGGTGTTAAATTCTGGAGATTTAATCACGACTACACTAAAGGTGGTGTTTATGACAAATTATTTGCTATGATTAGTGCCTTGAAAAAAGACGTGACTAGTCCAGAGACTGGTAGAGACATTGTGGTTACTATTTCTAGAAACCAAAACAATGTTCCTGTAGTTTCAGGAATCCAAGCGTTAGACCCTTCTGTATTATCTGAGGATGAAACTAAGACTAGCGATTGGTTATCTGACGAAAGAACTTGGGAAGATGTTTATTCAGTTAGAACTTATGATTATTTAGCTATCATCGTAAGAGGTTACACTCCAGTATGGGACAAAGATGAAAAATGTTTTGTTGCCAAAGAGTTAATCAACGAAAGTGAAGCTAAAAACAAATTAGAATCTGAGTTGACTATGGGTATTGAGAATGTTAAATCTAACATTCAAGCTCAAGTAGCTACTGAAACATCAACACAAGCTTCTACTGAAGAAGATGACGATGATTTACCTTTCTAATCTAAGAAAGTGTATTAACCAAAATGGAGTGAGAAATTGCTCCATTTTTGGTCTAAAATAACAAGGGAATAATAATATTTAAAAATGGCGGTAAAACCTACCAAAACAAGTAAAACAACAATTGCAAAAAAAGAATTTAATTTAGATGATTTTAAAGAAAGTGAAGGATTAGACAATGTTGTCAAAGACAAAGAATTATCATGGATTCCATTATCAGAAGCATTCCATGACGCATTAAAGATTCCAGGTATTCCAATTGGATTCTTTACCAGTTTTAGAGGTTATTCGAACACTGGAAAATCAACTGCAATGTATGAAGGTGTTGCTGGTTGTCAAAAATTAGGTATCCTACCTATTATCTACGAAACAGAAGGTAACTGGAACTGGGAACATGCTAGAAACATCGGAGTTAAATACGAAGAAGTTGTTGATGAAGAAACAGGTGAAATTATAAACTATAAAGGTGATTTTATCTTTATGAGAAATAAAGATTTAGTAAAACGTTATCAAAATTACGACCACCAACATAGTAAAATGGGTACTAAACCTCTTAGACACGAGCCAGTAGTTGAAGACATTTCAACACATATGCATGATATCTTAGATAAACAACAAGAAGGTGTATTACCTAGAGATGTTGCTTTCTTTTGGGATTCAGTTGGTTCAATTAACTGTTTCAAAGGTGCTATATCTAAAACGACAAACAACCAATGGACAGCTGGTGCTTTGGCAACTTGTTTTAAATCACTTATCAATTATAGAATTCCAGCGTCTAGAAACGAAGATTCACAGTATACAGCTACATTTGCTGTAGTACAACAAATTTGGCTTGATAACGAAAACAAAGTTATCAAACATAAAGGTGGTGAAGCGTTCTTTTATTCTCCAAGACTTATTGTTCACTTTGGTGGTATCCTTACACACAGTACTGAGAAACTTAAAGCTACATTAGGTGGTGAGGAATATGAATTTGGTGTTGAGACTCGCGTTAGATGCGAAAAGAACCAAGTAAATGGTGTTGTTCAGAAGGGTAAAATTGCTTCTACACCACATGGGTATTGGGCTCCAGATAAAATTAATGATTACAAAGACCAACACAAAGAGTTTATCAAAGCTCATTTGAATACTGAGTATGATGATTTTATCATTGAGAAAGAAGAAATTGGGTTAACTGGCAAAGACATGTCAGCTTAATAGTATTAACATTTAAAAAGAAATGTCGTGAATAAAAGACCACCTAAGAATGGTGAAATAAGACAAAAAATACAAAACACTTTATTGGTAGACGGAAATGCCCTGTTCAAATCAGGGTATTTCGGCGCCAAAGGTGAGTACAACTACAAAGGAGAACATATTGGTGGTATTTACCAATTCCTAACCATGGTAAGAAAATTATTAACTGAGAACATGTATCATAAAGTATATGTTTTTTGGGATGGTAATTTTAGTGGTAAATTAAGATATGAAATATATAGCCCCTACAAGAGCAGTAGAGGGAAAGACTACTTAAATGGCACGCAACCAATAGACGAAGATGAACTTCGCGAAAGAAGAGTTGTGATGCAATATCTAGAAGAATTATTTATTAGACAATTAAAACATGAGGTCGTTGAAAGTGATGACTTCATAGCTTATTATTGTCTAAACAAAAAACAAAATGAAAAAATAACAATATGTACCAATGATACGGACATGGCGCAATTAATTTCTGAAGATGTTAGAATTTATTTCCTACGTTTAAAAAATTATGTTGATAATGTCAATTTTTCTTCGTATTTTTGTTATCATTTAGAAAATGCCGCTTTGGTAAAATCAATGGTTGGAGATAATTCAGATTCAATCAAAGGTATTAAGAGTTTAGGTGAAGATACGTTGGTAAAACACTTCCCAGAATTAAAAGAACGAAAAGTAAGTTTAACCCAAATAATTGAAAGAGCAAAAGAAATACAAAAAGAAAGAGCTGAGCAAAAAAAGAAACCTCTAGCTGTATTAGACAACATTATCAATAGAGTAACGGATAGTGTATTGGGTGATAAAATCTATGAAATAAATTATAAATTAGTAGATTTAAAAAATCCATTTATGACAAAAGATAGCGAAAGAGAGTTAGAACTTCTAATTGAAGGTGATTTAGACCCAAATGGTCGAAGCATCAAGAATGTTCTTAGTTACATGGAAAAAGATGGTTTAAGAAAATTGATAGGTGAAACTAGATATGAAAACTACCTTATACCATTTAAAGAATTAATTACTAGAGAAACAAAAACAATTTAAAAAATGAGCGATTATAATAAAAACGAAGAATTGAGATATCAATTCATTTTATATATCAATGACCATATTGTGTGTCAAAGATATTTTAACATTTTTGATTTTAATGAAGAATCATTAGAATCTATGGAATTAAAAGAATTAATGGCATCTATTGCTGGAATGAATAACGGACAACATGGTTCTTTAGGAATCATACCGCGTTATTTACAAAAAAAGTCATTAACTTATTTGTGGGACAATTACAACCCATATATGCAACAAACCGAAGACAACATTAGAAATGTTGTTGATAGAAAAGACAACTTTCAATTTGAAATTAAAATTGATGATAAGTGTGTTGCTAAAACTGAATTTAGTGGAAACAATTTTCCACCTAAAATTAGATACGCTGTCGATGTTAGAGAAATAATCCCAGAGATTATGAGTGAAATCAGAACGTATTTAAGTCAAAAAACTTATACGATTGACAGTAAAACAAAGCCTTGGAAAAAATCTCAAAAAGAATTTTTGGTAAAGTAGTTATTCATACTACTTTACCATATTTATAATTACACAGTTTTAAAAACTATATATAAATGGCAAAACAATTAAGAGAAGATTTTTCATATTTAGGTAACGAATACCAATACAAATTAATATTACAATTACTAACGGACCGCAGGTTTGCTAACTCAATTATAGACATTATTGACCCAAAATACTTTAAAGATACAAATTTAAGTTTAATAGTTTCTACTATAATTGATGCAAAAGAACAAGACGATACGATTATAGATAAACAAGGTTTAGAATATCGTTTATTGGAAAAAATTCCAGACGAGTTAAACAGAAGAGCCTTGATTTCAGAATTGAGAAAAATAGAAAACTCTAATTTAAATGATAGTATCTATGTTCAAGAATCAGCTATGAAATTCTGTAAACAACAAGAATTAAAAAAATCAGTTGGTGAAATTTCTAGAATTATTGAAAATGGTGATATTGACAGTTATGATGAATGTGAAAAAATACTTAGAAAAGCTTTAGAACATGGTGATTCTAGAGATGATGTAGTTGATGTTTTGGAAAATGTTGATAATGTTTTAGTTGATGATTTCCGTAACCCTATACCAACAGGAATTGAAGGTTTAGATGAAGTTATGGATGGTGGTTTATCTAAGGGTGAATTGGCGGTTATCTTAGCACCTTTTGGTGTTGGAAAAACAACAATGATAACAAAAATTGCTAACACAGCTATGAATTTAGGTAAAAATGTATTACAAATTTTCTTTGAAGATAATCCAAAAGTAATTCAAAGAAAACATTTAGCTTGTTGGTCTGGTTATGAATTAAACGATTTGTCTTTACATAAAGACAAACTTAAAGAAATGGTTGAACTTATGAAAAGTAAACAAGGTGTTCTTAAACTTAAAAAGTTTTCAAGTGATGGAACAACTATACCAGTAATAAGAAATTATATAAGAAAGCTTTCAGCTCAAGGGTTTAGACCAGATATCGTATTATTAGATTATATTGATTGTGTTGAACCATCTAAAAAATTTACAGATGCTAATGTCGGTGAAGGTAGCGTAATGAGACAATTTGAATCATTATTATCCGAATTTGATATAGCTGGATGGACAGCCGTTCAAGGTAATAGAAGTTCAATTAAAGCCGATGTTGTTGAATCTGACCAAATAGGTGGTTCAATCAAAAAAGGTCAAATTGGTCACTTCATAGTATCGATAGCTAAATCATTAGACCAAAAAGAAAGTGGTACTGCTACAATGGCAATACTAAAATCTAGATTTGGTAAAGACGGTATTGTTTTCCAAGACATTAGATTTGATAACGCTAGAATTCAAATTGACATGGGTGAAAACAAAGGCGGTAGAACGTACTCAGAGCAAAAGGAACACAAGAAGGTTAGTGAACAACAAAGGGTTAGAGAAATTTATGAACAAAAACAAAACAGAGATAACATCTTGAATAAAGAGGTTGTTTTAAACACATTAATTAACGAGAATTTAAACAAAGAAGAAATTTAAACATGTATTTAAAAGACAGTACCGTAAAAAAAAGATATTCTATTTTCCCAATCATACATAATGATTTGTGGCAAATGTATAAAAAAGCTGAAGCCCAGACTTGGGTAGCTGAAGAAATTGATTTAAGTAAAGATGATTTCGAGGGTCTAAAAGACGCTGAAAAAACATACTTAAAAAACATATTGGCATTTTTTGCCATATCGGATGGTCTAGTTATTGACAATCTAGCAACTAACTTCTTAAACGAAGTTGAGTTGTTAGAAGCTCAGTATTTCTATGGTCATCAAACATTTATAGAACAAGTCCATGCAAATGGATATTCACTATTAATTGAAACTTATATTAAAAATTTAGTCGAAAGAGAAGAGTTATTCGATGCTATGGAAACTAACCAAGCGGTTGCTAAAAAAGCAACATGGGCTGAAAATTGGATTCACCATCCGTCTTTTGGTCATAGATTAGTTGCATTTGCTTGTGTAGAGGGTATTTCATTCGCGAGTGTATTTTCTGGAGTGTTTTGGTTTAGAAGTAAGAATAAAATGCCAGGTTTAGGTGGTATGAATGAATTAATTTTAAGAGATGAAACATTCCATTATGAGTTTGCGCTTAACTTGTATAAAAATTATTTGAAAGATGATTACAAACTTTCAAAAGAGGAACTTAGAAACATAATTTTAGGTTGTTACGAAATAGAAAAAGTATTTGTTGAAGATAGTATGCCAGATGGGTTACAAGGAATGACAAAAGATGATATGGTTCGTTACGTACAATATGTAACAGATATCGTTCTTAATGATTTTGGTTGTGATGTGGAATTCAATGTAACAAACCCTTTAGATTATATGGCTAGAATTGGTTTATCGGCTAAAAATAATTTCTTTGAAAAAAGAGATGGTGAGTATACTAGAGTTGAAATACCTACAACCACTGAAGGAATGTTTGACGCAGATTTTTAATTGATAATAAAATATGAAAATAGTAAAAAGAGACAAAACGACACAGGCGTTTACGCCTAACAAAATTCTAACTAGAATTAAAACACAAGCCAAGGGGTTAAAAATTGATTCTGATGTGTTATTCCAAGAAGTAATTCCGTTAATTACAGATAATATTACAACAACTGAAATTGACGAAGTCATTGCTTTCAAAGCTGCTGATAAAATTATACAACACCCAGATTATTCGTTATTAGGTGGTCGTATATTATTAAGCCGCCAATCAAAATTAATAGGTAAAGAACTACAACCAGTAGACTTAACTTATGATTTCTTTGCAGCAACAACATTCTTGAGTAAATACTCAATGAGAGATGAAAAGAAAACACCATTGGAATTACCGTCATGTATGTACGAAAGAGTAGGCATGCACTTACACGGTGATAATGATATTGACAGAGAAGAATTATTAGAAGAATTAAAATCTAAAAGAGGTAACTTTGCAACACCAACATATACAAATGCTGGTATTGAAAAAAGAGGTGGTATGATTAGCTGTAACCTTACACATTTAGAAGATGATTCTTTCGAAGGTATCGAAGAAACGCTTAAGAAGATTTCTGCGGCATCTAAAGAAGGTTCTGGTATTGGTTTATTAATTGACCCACTTCGTAGCAAAGAGAGCATGGTAGAGTCATTTCAAGGCAACGCTGGTGGTGTTGTAAGACTTGCCGATATGGTTCAATCTAAAATGAGATTTTATAAACAAGGTTCTCGTTCTGGAAGTTGCGCGTTATATATATCTTTATGGCATAGAGATATTATGGATTTTTTAGAATTAACTTTACCAATTGGTTCAGCTGAATTAAGAACCAAAGATTTATTTACATCAATCATTGTAAATGATTTGTTTATGGACAAATTGGAGAAAGGTGAAGATTGGTATTTATTTTGTCCTAATGACATTAAAAAAGCTGGTTTAAAACCATTATATAATTTACATGGTGAAAAGTTTAATGCTGAATATCAAAAAGCTGTTAATTTAGGTATAGGTAAAAAAGTTAATCCTAAGGATATTTTTGACGCTATCATTAAATCACAAGTTGAAAGTGGTAGACCTTATGTTATGTTCAAAGACAACGCTAACAAACGCAACATGCATGATAATATCGGGCCTATAAAACAATCAAACTTATGTATTGAGGTAATGCAAGCGTCTAAACCAAAATACACACCACAATGTACATTAGCATCTGTTAACTTAGCTGAACACGATACGTTAGAAACTATCGCGCAAACAACTAGAGTTCTTGTTAGAGCACTTAACAAAGTGATTGACAAAAACAAATGGAGTGATAATTGGAGCGAGAAAGCTGGTTTAGACCAAAGAGCGTTAGCTATTGGTGTTGCAGGTTTAGCTGATTTCTTTGCTAAAAAGAAAATATCTTTTGAGAGCGAAGAAGCTAAACAATGGAATAAAGATATATTCGAAACAATGTACAAAACAGCTGTTATTGAATCTATGTTATTGGCAGAAGAAAAAGGTGAGAATTATCCAGCATGGGAAGGTAGTCGATACTCTAAAGGTGAGACATATATTGAAGGTTGGTCACCAAAACCTGAGGGTGAACCAATTCCTATGTATAACAGTTTGTTATTAGGTTTGATGCCAACAGCTTCATCAGCAATTTTGTTAGGTGTGTTTGAATCATTTGAACCAGCAACTGCAAATTTGTTTACCAGAAGAGTTGGTCAAGGGGAATTTTTAGTTGTTAACAAATATTTGGTTAATGAATTAATTGAAAATAATCTTTGGGATTCAACCATAATTGATAAAGTAATTAAAAATCAAGGTAGTGTTCAAAACATTGTTGAAATTCCAGAAGAGATTAGAAATAGATATAAAGATGTTTGGGAAATTCCACAAAGAGTATTGTTAGATTTATCGATAATTAGAAATAAATATGTTGACCAATCTCAATCACTTAATGTTTATCATTCTGATGCAAAATACGGTAAAATAGCCAGCGCGCTTATGTACGCATGGAAAGGTGGGCTTAAAACTGGTGTTTATTACACTAGAACTAAATCTAAATTAGAAGCGAATTCTAAATTAGCTAGTAATCAAATAGCAAACCAAGTTGAAAAACCAAAAGATTCTCAATTTGAATGCTTTGGGTGTTCAGCTTAACGATTAAAAATAAAGATATAAAAAGGAGCTTATAAGGCTCCTTTTTTTATTTCACATATTTACTAATAAAAATAGTTTATTATAATATTTATGAAATAAAGAACATTATGGCCAACGGAGTATACATAAACATTAATTACCCCTTCAAAGATAGTCCTAAAGGGTTTTTCTTAGACTTAACGGAAACTGATAACAAAGCGGTTAAAGCTGATTTGTTACACTTACTATTAACTAGAAAAGGACAAAGACTCTATAACCCAGAATTTGGGACTAGTTTATTAGAATACATATACGAACCCTATGACGGTTTAACATTTAATGATGTTAAAAACGAAATAGAAACATCGGTTAAAAAATACTTACCACAAGTTAGGTTAAATGATTTGACAGTAGAACCATCACCTTTGAATGAATATGCTGTTTTAGTTACAATAGATTACACAATAACAGATGATATATTTGAATCATCTGACTTAATACAAATAAATTTATAAAATGGCAAACCAAGGAATAAATTACGGTTACAGAAACTTTGCAGACATAAGAAGCGGTTTAGTCGATATGGCTAGACAATATTACCCAGATATTTTTAATGATTTTAATGATGCGTCTGTAGGTATGATGTTATTAGAATTAAATGCAGCTGTTGGTGATATGCTTTCTTTTAACACTGATAGAATGTTTCAAGAAACTCAAATAGATTATGCACAGCAAACTAAATCCGTTTTATCTATGGCTAGAACGTTTGGTTTAAAAATTCCTGGTAAAAGACCATCTGTAACAATAGTCGATTTTAGTGTTACAGTTCCAGTTCTAGGTGATTCATTTGACATTTCATACGCACCAATCATTAACGCTGGTTCTCAAGTTACAGGTGCTGGTAAAATATTTGAAAATTTATACGATATAGATTTTTCAAATCCATTCAACACTAATGGTATACCTAACAGATTAATTATACCAAACTTTAATTCAAATGGAACTCTTATAAATTATACTCTAACTAAAAGAGAAATAGTTACAAATGGTTTTACTAGAATCTTTAAAAAAGTAATCAATATTTCAGATGTAAGACCATTTTTAGAAGTAATTTTACCAGAAGATAATGTTTTATCAATAGATTCAATTATTACCTTAGATGGTACTAATATAAACACAATACCATCATTAAGTCAGTTTTCAAACCAAAGTCTTAGATGGTATGAAGTTGATGCGTTAGCTGAAAATAAAGTTTTTGTTGAGGATTCTAATAAAATAACTGATAATTCAGGTGTAAAACCAGGTAAATGGATTACAGTTGATAAAAAATTTATTACTGAATATACCGATTTAGGTTTTACAAAAATAATATTTGGTTCTGGTACTAAAGACACTAGTAGTTTATGTGATTTTGATTCAAACATTCCTTTAGTTAATCAAATAGGTGATTTTATAAATAATTTCTCTTTAGGTCAAACACCAACAGCAAACACAACGATGTTTATTAAATATAGAGTTGGTGGTGGTTCAGATACAAATGTTGGACCTAATGTTTTAAAGAGTGTTGGTTTATTAAACTTTACAATAAATGGTGCTAATAAAAATACAAATTTAGCTGTTAAAAACTCTTTAACTGTAAATAATTCATTCCCAGCACTTGGTGGTAGAAATGCACCTAGCGTTGATGAAATTAGATACATGACAAAATATAACTTTGCATCACAAAATAGAGCGGTTACCATTAAGGATTACCAAGCTATTATTTCTAAAATGCCGAGTCAATTTGGAGTACCATTCAGAATGGGTGTAATGGAAGAACAAAACAAAATTAAAATTTACACAATAGGTTTAGACCAGTTTAATAAATTGAATAACAATTCAACTAGCGCACTAAGAGATAATATGGCAACATATTTATCAGATTTTAGAATGATGAATGATTACGTTCAAATAACTGATGGTAAAATCATAAACTTAAGTTTTGAAATAGATTTATATATCGATAAAAAACAACCTCAAGCACAGATTATTTCTGAAGTTATTAACAATGTTACTACTTATCTAGATGTCAATAAATATGATATGGGTGATAATGTTTATTTATCTCCTATGATTGAAACAATTAATAATGTTGGTGGTGTTTTAAACGTAATTGATGTAAGGGTTTATAACAAAGTAGGTGAGGGTAAATATAGTTTAAATGAAATTTCACAACCATATTTAGACACTGAAACTAGACAAATAGATATCAGTGGTGAATATACATTATTCGGAGAACCGACTTCAATGTTTGAAATAAAATATCCAACAACAGATATTATGGTTAGGGTTAAATAAGTATTTCCTTATATTAAAAAAATCAATATATTTAACCATAATATTAAATAAAATAAATGAAAAATGAGTTGTAATTGTAAAACAAAAAATTATCCAACAAATCAAAAATCTTTAAATAAAACATTAACTAAAAATAATACAAATATTGTTCTTAGAATATTTGCCTTCAGTTTAGGATTATTGTTATTACCAATAATAATGATGGCTGTAATATGGTTTATGTTTGAATTATTAATGTTGAACAAAGAAATTGATATGAAAAAAATAGCCAATATCATGACTTCAAAAATAAAACCATTTAACGAAGATTATGAAGACGATTATGATGAAGAAGATGATGATGATGAATTTACAGAAGAAAACTATGAGATGTTAGACGTAGAAGAAATAACACCAATAACAAGCAAATAAAATGTCAAATAACAGTATAAGAATAAGAACAACAACAGACAATAAGGATAAATTTGTCAAAGTAAAATTAGACCAAGAATTTGATTTTATTGAAGTTTTATCACTTAAAATCACACAAGAAGAAGTTTATAGAAATTTTTGTGCTGATTATGGTGTTGTTGTTGGTAGAGTGTTTATAAATAATGGGTTTGGTATCCCTAATGCTAGGGTTAGTATTTTTATACCTATAGATGATATAGATAAAAATGACCCAATACTAAAAGGGTTGTATCCTTATGAGCTAGTTACCGATAAAGATATAGATGGTAAAAGATATAACCTTCTACCAAAAAATAGTGAGACTGATAATGATTGTTTCACACCAGTTGGTACTTTTCCAAACAAAAGAGAAGTTTTAGACGACCCAGAAATGGGCCATGTTTATTGTAAATATTATAAATTTACCACATCGACAAACTATGCTGGTGATTATATGATATTTGGTGTACCAGTTGGTAATTATACTGTTCATGTTGACGCGGACATTTCTGATATAGGTATAGCCTCACAGAGACCTTACGACAGCATTAGTCAAGGAGCACCTATCCAAATGTTTGATAGTCCAACAAAATTTAAAGGCGGTACTAATTTAGATAAACTAGTACAAGTAAAAACAGTAAATGCTGGTGTTAATGTTCAACCATTTTGGGGTTCTGTTGAAAATTGTGAAATCGGTATAAGTAGAATAGATTTAGACTTAAATTACACTATAACACCTTCAGCTATCTTTATGGGTGGTGCCTTTGGTGATAGCGATAAAAATAGTGTTAACAAAAATTGTAGACCTAGAAAAAGCATGGGTAAAATTTGTGAACAAAACACTAGCGAAGGAACTATTGAAATGATACGAAAAACCCTAGATGGTAAAATAGAAAAATTAGATATTGAGGGTGGTCGTTTAATGGATGAAAATGGTTCATGGGCCTATCAAGTACCTATGAACTTAGATTATTATTATACAAACGAATTTGGTGATTTAGTATTATCAGAAGACCCAAATAAAGGTATACCTACTAGAGCTAATGTTAGGTTTAAAATTGCTATGGATGAAAGTGGTGGTTTAGGTAGACTTAGAACAAAAGCGAATTATCTAATCCCACACAACCCAACAGCTGGTAAACCAGATGAGATTGATTATGAATTTGGTGAATTAACCAAAGACAGTAGTTTTAGAGATTTATATTGGAATAAAATTTATTCAGTTTCTAACTTCATATCTAGATATCAAAAAAATAAAAGTTTTAGCGCAGTTAAAAATAGAAATTTTGTTGGGTTAAAAGATGTTGATGATTGTGTTGGAGATAAATTACCTGTACCTTTTAATAGGGTTAATACAGTGTTTAACCCATTGTTTTTTATTATATGTTTAATTATGAAGATTATCGAGTTTATAATGTTTATTATAAATTCGACTATTATTGTTATAGTAAATGCAATTGTAAGTGTAATTAGAAGTATTTTAGGTCTTTTATGTAGTGCGCATAGAAAATTAAAGAAAATTGGTATTAGATTTTTTAAAATTTTCTGTACTTTATATGATAGGGTTAACTATGTCCCATGTTTATACGCTAAATGTCCTTATGAGGAATCTTTTGTTTATTACTTTGCGCCAGGTTGTTCAGGAAAAGGTAAAGATAGAATAGATGACGATGGCGTACCAGTAAAAACAACTTTAGGGTTATTATCTAATTGTATTGCTGCTTCTATGGCAGAAGCTCTTAACTTATTTCAATTTGATTTTTATAATGATTGGTTAAATGGTTCGTTATATTATTATTTAATAAAATTTAAAAAAAGACGTAGACAAGAAAAATATTGTAATTATGATTGTTCTGGTGGTGATTGTAAATCAAGTATGCTTATAGACACATGTTATACCGATGAAAATAGTTATAAGAGTACAAGTTTTAGAGAAGGTGTTGTTAAAAAATACAACAACGAATTATTCTACGCCCCATCTAACAAAACAGCAACAGTTAAATTATACGCAACTGAAATTATTAATCTAGGTTCTGTTTTTAATTGTGATTGGCAAGGGGTACCTAAAATTCAAAATTATTTGGTACCAACAACATATATTATCCCACCAATAATCGATGAATATTCTGATGAAGACCCTAGTTGGACAGAAACTAGTGGACAAGTAGATATTGGGCGTGGTTTTGGTGGTGTATTTTTTGATATATCATGTGCTGGTTTATCTTCAGATAAACAACAATGCTTAAATATAAGACATGCATGTGAATTTGGTGTTGACTTAGACGAAATAGATGAAACTGATAATGGAGTGGTTTTACAACCAAATCACATTATAGGTTCTGCTGAAATAAATTCAGAATATGGTAAATACGTTAGAGATGTTTTCTTTTTATTAAATAATGTGACAAATAATATAAACGTAAATTTAAACCCATCACCAACAACTAATTTTAATACAAATAATGTGGGTGACTACAATTTCGCATTAAGTAGCGACAATGGTAGTGATTATGTTAATTTTAGAGGTTATTTGGATAATAGTTCGTTTTCGCAACCTAAACATTCTTATTATTTCTATTTTGGGTCAACTCCAGGTTCAACTGGTTTAGACAAAATGAATAACAATTTTTTCACTAAATGTTTTCCAACATTAACCGTTGAATTTTTTATTCGTATTGATAATACTGATGCTATTAGTGCTAACAATGTTAATGATGGTAGTGCTACTTTTACAATAGTATCTGGCGTTGGTCCGTTTACTTATATTGTAAGTGGTCCTAATGGGTATAATTCTAGTGGAATATTAACAGAACCAAATCTAACACAATCGTTAAATGGTTTAGCACAAGGTTCTTATATCATTAACGTTACAGACTCTTCTGGCGTTTCTATTTCACAATCATTTGAAATTTCAGGACCAACACCTTTATATGCATCGGCAATTGTTAGTGAAAATAACACAGCAATTTCATCACCGTATAATGGGCAAATAACAATAACATCTGTTGGTGGTGGTAATGGTACTTATACTGCATCGTTATACAATTCTAGTAATTCATTAGTATCGATAGGAACGTGTCAAGCAAACGGTGCTTCATCAAACCCGACTTCAGTTACCCAAACACCTATAAGTTTTTGTGGCTTACCTTCGGATATATTAACAAATACTAGTTCAACACATAGTGGTCATACTGGTTACTATATTATTGTGAAAGATACAAGTTCACCACAACAACAATATATTATATACGATTTAAATGTTGGTGGTGTTACTGGATTAAATATTGTAATAACTTCTATAAACCCAACTTGTTTTGACTCAAGTAATGGTAAAATAACCATGGCAATTACAGGTGGTATTGAACCATATTTAATTGAAACAACATTAAATAACGAACCATTGTTCAATGGTTTAACTTCTAATATTTTAAGTCAAGGTATTTACACAACAACTGTTACTGATAGTTCATCACCTGCTCAAATAGTGACAAGAACCACAACTCTTTTTCCTACTGAACCAGAAATGAAACTTGAACCAGACTTAGTTTTATTACCACAACAGTGTGACCCTAATAATTACACAATCTATTTAGATGTAATTAACGGTGGTCAAAATAATCTAAATCAAAATTACACACAAGTAAATGGTGTTACTCGTTGTTATTTACAATTTAATAATGATGGTAATGAAGATAGTAACGGTAACCCAATTTGGACTACACCACAACCGTTTACATATTTAAATAACCCTACAGCTTCTGGACCTTTTAGAGTTAAAGTGACAATACCTAGAAATAGTATAACAGCAGGTGTTGCTATTAGGTTATCTAACTCACAAGGTACATGTGGTAGTAATTATAGTGAAGATGGGACAGATTTTGATGTTTCACAAATGAAATTACCACCAAACGTATTATCTGTTGATGTTAATAATGTGGATAATACTAGACAATGTGAGATTAATTTTGTTACATTCAAATTTAATATAAGTCATTTAAATGTGTTTGCAACATATAGAGCACCATATATTTTGGAATATCAAATAGCTGGACAAACTGGTGTGTTCGGAACACCGACAATATATCAAACATCTATAACACAAAACCAACAACCTATTAGAATTTCGGTACCAAGAAATTCATCAAATTTACCAAGTAATAGATGTAGTATTAAATTTAGAGTAACAGATAATGTAAATTGTCAATCAACATGGTTAACGATAAGTAGTATAACTCTACCAACAAATTCAATAACACCAAACTGGTCTCAAAGTACTGTAAGTGGTCAATGTATTAGAAGTTATACGTTATCTGGAGGTATCGCACCATACACGGTAACTAATGGTTTCTTACCAAACACACCATACGTAGTGTCATGTCAACCAAACGCTACTAGTGTTAGTGGATTAGATAATGTTGGTTGTCCATTTAATTTTACATATACACAATAATATAACATGAGTACAGAAAGAACAAAACAAAGATTAGGTAATCAAACATCAAAACAATCGGTAAATACCGATACATACCTCAATATAAACATTGAAGGTAAAGAAAGGTTATTACCAACGAATCAAATAAACCATATTTTAAATGTTGCTGAACAATTTAATAAAGAAAGACAATCTTGTAGTTTTTATAAGGTTTTAGGTACCATTAACTCTACGGTTAGTAATTGTTTGTTTAATCTAACTGACACTAGTATAAACAATTCATTTACATATGCTGCGTTTAACACATTACCATTTTTAAGTAGGTCATATCCTCAAGATTTAGATTTAAATGATGAGGAAGACTTAACTTATTCTAAATCTATTGATTATTATTTAAAAGAAAGAGATGGTTGGTTTGGTTATTATGACCCAGATGTTTCTAAAAAATCATTGTGTAGTTTTTTTGATATGGAACCAAAAAGAGAAAGGTTTTCATTTTTATTAGATTATAACCCATATAAGAGCACAAATAGCTCAGATAGTGTTAAGAACTGGGAGTTAACAATAACATACCCATCTTCATCAGACACAGGACATACCATGGTAAGAAATGGTTTATTAGTTGTTGATTCTAAACCAATAATCCTTTCTGAAAGACAAATGGTTTGTTTTGCAGTTACATGTAAACACAATTTATCTTCTGGTGATGTAATTGAAATCACTAACACTAATGGATATAATGGTGAACATGTTGTTTATAGTGTAGGTTTAGAAAATGGTGATTTAAAAGATTATTATTTTGTAATAGACTTACCAGCAAACGGAACTATCAGTAATAATTCTAGAATAACTAAAATAGTTGATAATGTTAAGGTTAATTATTATTTTAGAAAATTTTCTAAAATAAAAACTAAAAATTCAAATATAATAGAAACGGATGATTATGAGACTTACCAAGCTGGTTTTAGTGAGAATTTTTACAATGACCCTATTATCCAATTTGTTTTTAATGAAGAAATAGATGTTTCTGGATTAAAAGATAATTTAGGGAGACCATTATCTGAATTTTTTCTAACGATTTTTAAAACAAATAGTAATAATTTATTTACTAGTGTTAAATCTGGTATAGAAGCACCTTTCATTTCTAATTTGAATAATAGTGATGTTTTAACATATTTGAGAGATATTCCAGTAATACAAAAAATACATAATGGTGGTAATTTACCTTATATTTCACATAACCCATTAGAAACATTAAATGGGTTACCAGATAGTTTTTATGGTGATATTGTTGAATATAACAACACAACATTATTAGAAACTGTTTTAGCTGACGTACAACATAGGTTTAATACAATTAATAGAGAACAAATTAATAATATTCAAGAATATTATTCAACAACAACTAGTTCAACTCAATTAGCTCAAACTAGGTCTTTAAATTTAGGGCCTAGACAAGAAGGGTATTTTTATAAACCTCACCATTCTATTAAAATAAGAAATTTTTCTAATTACATAGAAGAAGCCGATAGTTTAGTAGACGGTATTCCAACGTATGCAACACTTAGAAATGATGGTAAATACGTTTGGAGAGATTTACTTTCAATAGGTTTTAATGATGGTGATGATAATAGTTTAGATTACCCATTCTTAAATGGTTCGCATTATAGATATCAAAATTATTGTTTTAATTTAAAAAGACAAGACCCTTACGCGCAATGGGGTTTATTATATACAAAATTCCCTTCAGACGCGACAGGTGATAGAATAACAGATAGATTCACAGTAAAAAGTTCAGACGATGTTTGCTAATAAATACAAATTAAATATAAATAATTTCAATACGGGTAGTACTGAACAATACATAACAATCCCAATTGGGACTCAATTTCAAATTGTTGATAATTCAGAATTGATTGACAGGGTGTTTGTTGCAACAGAAGTAGAAAATTCTATTAACAAAATATTGGATTATGATAGAGTTAGATACATGCCACTAACACAAAACGATGAATTAGTTTCAGAAATAACTTATGATTTAAGTTTATTAGATTCAAACAATACATACACTAGTTTTTATGGTGGTATTGGTTTTCAATATGATGATGTTAAATTTAGAAAGAATGCTTTTAGCAACAGTTTTTTAAGGTTAGCTATTTATGATACTGATGACCCTATGACACAAAATTTAGTGGGTTATACTACATTGTATAGTAGACTTAGAACGGTTGATTTGGAAAGTGGACCTACGACTACGATAGCTGGTTTACCTAAACCAATAAATCAAATACCGATTAATTTTACGGTTGAAAACCCTATTATTAATAAAAGAGGTTTTTCAGAAGGTTTCCACATTTATTATTATAAAGATTCTTTAAATATTGGTGAAAGTAAATATTTATATATAAAAGCTAATTTTAATAATGCCAAGACAGGTAAGTCAGTTAATTTAATGGTTAAAAACGCGCCACAAACAGTTAGCAACTTAGTGCATGAATTATATACTAGAATAATAATAACTAGAACAACAACTGGTTATTATTATAAATTTGATGAAACATATCAAGGTAATACGACAACACCAAACATAACAAACAATATAACAATAGACGGTAATAGTGTTACTGTTAAATTATACCAAGTAGCTGCATTGTAATGGAAGTAATAAAAAGAAAAATATTATTAGAAGAAGGGATTGATAGAAACTATGGTAGTAAAACATGGGGTACTGTCACAGCTACTACTTTTTATTTAAACATTCAACTAAATCAAACTATAGATGATATGGGAATGTTTACTGATTTACCTTTTATATCTAAGGATGGTAGTTCTGTTAATTATAATTTGTTGGTTGATAAATTAAATGAAGAAGGTATATCGTTCACGTTTATGAATGGTGTTATTCCAATAAATGTTGATAGCTTATTATCACCAACCGATAAAGTTACATTAAAATTACCACAAAAAACATTACCACAATATTATTTATATGGTAACAACCCATTAACTGGTTCTACAGATTCAAAAATAGATGATGTTCGTTCCTATAAACAAAATCAACCATACATAGTTGGTTTTGATATCAAAAAAGAAATATATTCTAATTACTTAGGTAATTCAATAAATGGTGTTAATAGAGTCACTAGCGTTGGTGAACCTAAAATATATGTCTTTGACGCAGTTAATGATTTAAACATAGGTACGGACAATCAAATTTATGGTATTCAATATAGAGATTTTTCTGCGGCAACAACAACAATATTAAACAGTGAGGGTATTGACTTTCCAACATCATCTTTTAGATTTATAACACAAGGTTGGAACCAAACAAATACATCATTAGCGGCGTTAACTAAAGAAGAGTTTTTATTAGGAATAATTTCTCGTCCAGAAGTTGAAAACGATGTATTTATTGATAGAGGTGTCACACCAGTATTAGATTATCATTTGAGGTTATCTGAAATAAAGAATTTAGGTCAATTACAACAATACGGAAACGGTTATTATAGAATTGATACGATATAAAATAAAAATAAATACAAAAAAATGGCAACAGGAACATACGGAATAGTAAGACCAGCAGACGTTTTACCAGAAGACGTGCAAATATTTTATAGTTTTTCTCCAACTAGAGAATCACAAGGTACGGAATTAAGGGAGTTAAACCCAAATGAGGTTTTAATACCAATAAGTAACCCTAATTACAGAAACCCTGATTTAAACACTAATACAAACACTGGTTTTGAAATATTTGGTGGGTTATACACACTTAAATTACCAGTAAATACTTTTGGTGTTAAAGGTTACTATACTATTATGATTAAACCAGTGGAAATAAGAACAACTATTGTAGATGTGGGTGTATTATCTGCTTACCCAGACATTAAAGGGTTAGTTTTTGATTTATCAACAGTTGAGTCTAGATTTTTACCTAAATTTGAAAACAATGGATTGGTTGGTTATAGAATAGAATATATTAACCCAAACCCTACTGGGGACAACATAAAACTTAATAATTTTTTTAGAGTAATCACATCTAATAATCGTTCAGAACCTGTAAACCAAAATTTAACTGATACGGTTCAAAAAGCTATTAGATATCGATTTAACGATAATTCAACTTTAACTTTTTGTACTGTTTCACCAGCATCTGCTTCAAATGTTAAACCTAATGTATTACCGTTTATCGGTCAACCAAACCAAAATGTTATTATAACAAATACATACTTCAACCCAATTATGATTGAAGTTGAAATGGTTGAGCACGATATTGAAACACTTGCATTTGCATTATTTGGAAATCAATCGAAATCACTTGAAGACGGTATTTATACTATATACAACTTCACTAATCAAATTTATAAACAATACAATTTATACGAAGTTAAAGACCAATTTACTGGGAAACCATTATTTGAGGTTAGAGAACAAAGAAACAATATTGATTTTTCTAAAAATTTTAATAATATATCACAAGTTTAATATAAAAAATGGCTAACGAAAACATAAAAGTTGCTGGGTATGTTAAAAAAACAATATACAACGGTAACATAGAATATAGAAATTACAATCCAGACCTTGTAGGTTTACAACTTACTAGCGATGGTGGTACTCCATTATTTACAATGGGTAATTTCAATATTACAACTAATGTAGACCCTAAGACAGATAAGAATTTTATAACAAAACAATTTTCTGATTTTGTAACATTAGATGGGTTAAACTTGACAGTTAGCCAAAGTGAAACATTATTAAATAATAACGCGACAGTTTTTTTAAATGTTGATAAATCAAAATTATCATACTACGCAACATTTGGTTCATTAACTGAATTTATGCGTGTTGGTTTGGAAAATATAATAATTAACTGGCCAGCATCTATTTATACGTCACCAATTAAAACCTTAGACACTGGTTTTGAAATAACTGGTAATACTTATGAAAATTATTCTTACAATGAAATAACAAACGTAGCATCATTTAGAATACCTACTAATTTTATTGTTAATCCATACAATATAAATTATTTAACAAACGGTGATATTAGCGGTACTTTTAACGAATCAAACACGTTAAGAAATTTGGTAACAAACTATGATTCATATGCGTTATTATATAATACAGTAGAATATGATGTAATTGGTTTTACTGGTACAACTAGTACTGTAAATGACTACATATATTTTGAAATTAAAAACAACCCATTTACCGCAACCAGTAGTACGTTTAGTTTTCACATTAAACCAAAAAGTATAATTTGTGATAACTTTTTTAACACGTTAGATGAATTTGAATATTATTTATTAAATAGACAATCATTACCTATATACACTGCAACATTTAAATATCCGTTAAGAACTGATTTTGGTGTTTTGTTATACACAGAAACTTCTCTAACATGGCCTACAACGGATGGTTATAACTTAGATTATTCAACCGATTATTACGAAACGTATGCTACTTCATTATTTAATTTAGCTAATGACAGTGATTTAATCAACAGTAATTTAATGACTAGATTTTTAGTTAGTGAATCTATTACTGGTTTTGATACGATGCCATATTATTTATCTGACGAAGACCAAGATACTTCTGGTGGTAAAGTTAATAAATTACTTAACATTTATGGTGTTTCTTACGATGATTTAAATAGATACATTGAAGGTATTTCATTTGCAAATACCGTTACATATAATAAATTAGATAACACACCAGATGTTTATTTAAAAAACATAGCTAGAGTTATGGGTTGGGAGTTAATAGAATCGGTTATAAGCAACGATTTATTAACAGACTATATAAAGTCTAGTGAATCATCTTTTAGTGGCCAATCGGTAGGTTTAACACCAGTAGAAGCTGATATTGAATTATGGAGAAGAATAATACTAAACACACCATGGATTTGGAAATCAAAGGGTACTAGAAAAACTATTGAGTTTTTACTTAGATTTATAGGAACCCCAAATGGTTTGATTACATTCAATGAACATGTATATAAAGCAGATAAACCAATAGATATGGAATTGTTCTTAACAATTTTGGAATTAAATGGTTTAGATACTGATATTACAAATTATCCAGTTGACAGTGAAGGTTATCCTAGATTTTTCGCTGATACAAATGACATGTATTTTCAAGGTAATGGTTTATGGTATAGAGAAACCAGTGGTGTTAATTCTGTTTTAGATATTACAGCTGGTAATAACCCACATATAGGTCCTTATGATAGAGGTTATAAATACTTTAATCAATTAAGAACACTTATCCCAAATTTTACACCAGTAACAATAACATCAAATACCGTTAATACAACATCTCAAGATTTGTTTACAAATTATAACACAGGTGAGATTACTGATTATGATGGGCCTATATATGTAGATGTTCAAAATTTAAATGGTTCTAATTTATCTGATTGTATAACATACACAACAGAAATAATTAAAGACCCAAAACCAGAAGATATAATAACTGAATGTGGTTGTCCATGTGAATCTATAAAAGATGAATCTTTAAGTGTTTGTTTAAAAACAGAAAAAACACCAATAGTTGAAGATGAATGTTATGCTAGTTATACTGAAGACCCAAAAACAGGTTTATATGTATTTGTACAATATTATGAAGACAATCAAGGTAATAATACAAATACTATCTATAAAACAGAATTTATAGATAGGGACTGTTGTTCAGCACCACCAATTGAAGGTTTCTCTATGTATAATGATGTTTATAATAGTGTTGAAGATACTATTTCTTCAGGTTATGTATGTTGTAAAAAAGGTGTCGATTGTGCGTGTAATGTTGCTAAAGATTGGGTTATTTCACAATCTCCAATACAAATAAATGGTGAAAATTATTTAAAATTTATAACACTTAACGGTTTTGGAAATAATGTTGTTGTTGGTGCTGACCCTAGTCTTTGTCCAAATGTTTATTCAGCAGGTTACGGTCAACTATGGGCAACACGTGTAAATAATATTATAGACCCATACACTGGTTTAGTTGGTTTTGGTTGTAAATTAACACAATATGGTTTAGCGAATATTAATATATTATATACAGCTTATCAAGACAAAATTAAAAAAGACGCAGGGTGTGGATATGTTTTCCCAGATGTAGAATCAGAACCAGAACCAGTATCATGTATAGCTCCAACATTAACCCAAGTGGCATGGCAAGACTATGGTGGTTATAGATATATATGGACACTACAACAAAGACCATGTAATAGAGGGACACTTAGATTACAATATTCTTTAAACGGCATTGATTTTAGCGATTTTGAGATTGAAACCAGCACAAACCCATCAATCGATGGTTCATTAGCTTATACAGTTTCAATTGATGATAATCTTTTTGATGGTTTGTTTGTTTATTTTAGATTAAATGTGACATATGAAATAAGTAGCGACTGTAACGAACCGTTTATTGATTGTACAGTATCTTCAAATATATTAACAATTGATAATAGAAAAGAAAAAGACTACGTTTTAATTCAGAGAAGTGTTACTGTTGTACTAAACACAGAATGGGGTATAACAGGAAATGATGTTCCTACTACTAATCAAGCTGATTTTATATGTGTCAACACAATAGATAACGGTTATTCAGATATATATGTACAAGAAGAAATCCCTAATCAAATTACTGTTGGTGATAGGTTGTTTCTTTTAAACCGCCAAACAGGTGCGTTTATTCCATATTTTGGTAGTGCTAGATGGATGATTATAAAGAACCAATATTATCAAAGAATTTGTAAAGTAGAAAACAGTTATATAACAAACGTGACACAATATTCATGTCAATAATTAAATTAATCATATTTATAATAAAAAGAAAAAAATGCCTTTAACAAAACAAGATATTACTGATGTAAATGATAAATGTACTAAGATTTGGAGTAACATATTAAACTATGGTGGGAATATAGTGTATGTACCAGATGGTACAATATATGCTGATATAGCTAATGGTAATGGAACGTTTACTAATTACGAAATAACACAAACGTGTTGTAAAATATTAGCAAAATCAGTTACTGATAACCCAAACACACCTAGCAATGTTAACCCACAGAATATATACTTTGATTTAGATGAACAAAAATGTAGATGGTCAGAAAAACCTAAAAATGCATGCTCAACTGAAAACACACCAATTAAAATAGTGTTAAACCCAGTTGGTAATGATGGCGCGTTTTTTACATTAACTGAAAACGATACATGTTCTTTAAAAGTTAAATTTAATTATTTATTTAAAATAAAATGTGAAGATTTAGTAAATGTTATAAAATTTGCTGAAGCGGTAGGTCTTACCTCTAGTTCTGGTGCTGCTTCAATTGCCGCTAGAGATATTTATCAATCAAAATTTGAATTAGAATCAAATTCTTTTGATATAAATAACGAATTAGATAATTTAGTACAACAAAACGCTAAATTAAATTATTCTATTGTATGTAATGAATTCCCAACAAACGATGAAGTTCTTCAATCAACACCAGAAACAAAAATAAGTGCTTCACAAACTTTACCGTTTACTAACACTGGATTTGGTTCATTAACAAACACAACCGATTTATCGTTAACAAATACTAAAGTAGGTCCAGTATACAAAACAAAAACTGTTAATTTTTGTTTAACTGAAATTGGCTTAGATAGTTGGAGACAAGTAATTGGTGAAGATAATTATTCAGGTTTTATAAACGGTATTGCTGATAGTTACACATGTTTAGATGTGGTGTCTATATATGAGTTAAACAAAACTGCTGTATTAAACAACCAACCAGAATTATTATTTGAATGTAACACACCTTTCGGTGAAAAAACTAGAACATTAAATAGAATTGAAGAATTATCTAAACTTAAAATAGAAAACAAAACAAAACAAGACAATGTTGATGTTAAAATTAAAAATATAACAGATATAAAAGACACAAACGTTTGCTCAACGTTATTAGGTCAATTTGAAAATTTAAGCGCAACAGTAACCTTAGACTTAGTAAATGATAACGGTACAACAACTCAAATCAATTCAGAAACTCTTTTTAATCGAATAGGTAACTTATATAATTATTTAAGTGAAAATACAGATAACAGTGGGTTTCTTGTATGTGGTGAAGCGTCAGAAACAGAAACATGGGCATCTGGGTGTACTGGTTTAATTTATCCAGAATTTACAAATGGTGTTTTAACCGTTGACCCAGAATCAGACAATATAAATGTGTCTATTTGTCAAATAGTTAAAGACATATTATATAGTGAATTATACAATAACTCAGGGTTAGTCTCAACATCTGATTTCAATCAATCATTATCACCAAATGCGTTTAATTCAAATTGGTTAACATATGAAACAACAATTGATGACCAAGCTATAATAACTGGTATCACAAATAATCAAATAAAATTAAATGTGATAATCAACAGTTCATGTGGTAATTTTTGTTTATTGGTTGACCAAATTAATATGACAAAAGTTTGTGAAGACGCTAATAGAACAAATATATTTATTAGCCAATCACCAGGGTTTAATTTAACTAGAGTTATCGATAATAAAAAATCTTGGCTTCAAGCTGACTCATATACCGAAAGAGATTTCCACATTGGAAATTATAACGATGCTAATCAAATTCGTCAAACAGAATACACTGTTGATGAAGAAAGGTTAATATTAAACACTAAAGAAATAGATTTAACCATGAATATGGCGTCAGCTATTGAAAATGATGTTTGGTGTTATTTGGTTGATAACCCTAATTTATTAACAGGTCAAACATGTAGTTCAAACACAAGTTTAACACCAACAGATATTTATGGTAACCCAATCATTTTACCTACTGCGCAAACATTAACAGATGTGTCGGTGATTATAGGGGATGCTACAAACTATTTAGATAGTTGTATTGCGGCGACTTATCCAAAAATAGATATATGTTATCCAGAGATAGAAAACCAAGTATGTGGTGATACTTTAAAAATTTTATTAGATAATGGTAATAAAAGTCTTTGGGTTACATGTCAGGATGGGCAATTAGGTTTTTATTATATAAGCGCAAATACAAACACACAAAACACTATTTTTAATATAACACAATCTACCTTAGACCCAATAAGTTTAAAAATAGATTTATTTAAATTGCGTGTTAGTGATGATGGTGGTGTATTTTATTCTGAAGATTGTTTAAGTGATATTTTAGTTAATTTTGTATTTAATGGTTCTAGTTTAGGTGCTTTAACTTCTTATATAGAAGTTATAAATGATTTTATCGTTCTAACTAAATCAGACCATCCGTTATATGAAGCTTTTTGGAACTCAGATGGTACGTGTAATTTTTGTAATAATACATGTGGTGATAAAAGGATTGATTTCTCTGGATTTATGTCAACAAATATATCTGAAATTAAAACGTTAGAATCATTTGATGATTTAATGACATCAGAATTAATTGATGTTAAAAATAGAAAAACACTTTCTAGCTACCCATCGCTTAGAGCAGTATATGATAGGTATATGGATGCTACAGAATATGGTTTAACAAATAGTAATGAATTTGATTACTATAAGATGGACCAATTTACTAGTCTTGTAAAAACATATTGGGATGATTTGATTGAACAAGTTGTTCCATCAACAACTATTTGGGGTAATGTTAAAGTTTATACAAACACCCTATTCGACCAACAAAAATTCAAGTATAGAAGTTATACTACATTGTTATGTAACAGCCCTTTAAACTTTACAACATTACCAAGTCCGATAAATGGTTCTGACGGTGAATGTAAAGATATTGAAATAATAGTTCAAAATGTACAAACAACGTCAGGTGTTACGTCTTACACGTCAAATAAACAAACGTTTAATAGTGTTTGTATATCACAAATGAATTGGGGTTCTGAGTTTGTTGGTAATGTTGATATAAGAGATGGTAGTAATAATTATATTAATAACGATACTTTTTGTAATACCTGTGATAAAAATATTAGGTGGTATAACATGGTTGATAGACCAGAATTTATAATGGAAGCTTTAGTGTGTTACCCTATTGGTACAACAGCAGTTACGTTTTCAATCAGTGCTTTAACAGTAAATGATACATCCTTCGTAACTACACCTTTAAGTTCAACAACAATAACGCCTAATAATGTTAATTTTGTCAGAGCTGAAAATAACATCATATCTGGTTGTACTAGCGGTGGTATAACTGGTTGGACATACACTAATTTTGTTGATTTCTTAAACGACACTTTTACTAATTTAGATTTAACTGAATATAAAGCAATAATTTCCTTAAAAGAAAAACAAGGTGTGGGTAATGAGTGTAGTATGAATGGTTTTTATATAAGTTATCCTAAAAATGATACTTTTTCAATTGTAATTCAGAGTGATAGTGATGTTAGTACAATATGTAATTATACAAATATAGGTCTTTTTCTTATAAAAGGTAATAAAAATTATTATTGTAGCACTGCCGACAATATAGGTTATGACTGTTTAAAAAATATCGTAAATGAATAAAACAATAATAAAAGGTAGAGAAAGGTTAAATAGAGGTAAACTTAATAGTTTTGCTGAATTACCTATTGATAAACAAGAAATTTTTAAAAAAATAAAAGAAAGTTTAAAAAAATATTTAACTACTGAAGTTTTTGTTTTTGGTAGTTATAATCATGGTTATTGGGATGAAGAATCTGATTATGACGTTATTGTATTTAATGAAATACACACCGACATTAGAGATAAAATTAGAGAAGAAGTTGGTGTTAAAGTGGATGTAATGTTTGGTAAAAATAACATAGGATATATTCCAATACCATAATATTTATTAGTATGATACAATTAATACAAAACATACAAGGTAATTTTATAACCGAAATAAAGGGTGAGATAACTTATGCAAAAAGTATTGAAGCTGATATACAAAGAGAAGATTATATAAATATATACGCTTTTACCGCTTTTTTACAAAATTTATCACAAACACCAATCACTAATAGATTAGCTAAACCGTTTACGTTTGGTTACACTCCACCAATTGGTATAACAGAACAAAACATAGACATCAATTATTAATTAAAATGAGATATCAAGAAAGAATATACCCACAAACAAATGTAAGTGCTTTGAGAAACAAAGATATAACCATATTTAATATGAGTTCAGATATCTGTGTTTTCAATGCACCATCATATTATATTAGTGGTGCAACAACCTTAGATTGTACTGTATTAAGCGCAACATCTGTTAGTGGATACTCTCATATAATTTCAGGTGAAACTCAAAACATACCATTAAAAATTACTTTTACCTCAAATACTGAAAGCTTTACAATTAACAACGCAATTTTTAATTATAAATTATATAAATTTGAAGAAAATAATAATAGTTTTACTGCAATACCTAGTTATTCGTCAAACAATATATATTATTCTTCATTAACCGCTAGTGCGACAACACAATTAATTCCATCATCTGGATTAACACTAGATGCTGAATATATGATAAAAGGGTTCTATAGTTTTTCAGCATGTACTGATTACATGGGTAAATTAGGTTATACAATAGATACATCTAAATATGTTGGTGGTTCAGAATACGGTATCTATAATAAAAATTTTGATTATTATTTTGCTGTTATTGAAGCTGCTGCTACACCACAATTCAGTTATAACGCTAGTAATAGTGTGGCCAACAGTTCTTTACAACAATCTTACTTACCAATAAATTATTATACAATTTATCCTGACATTGACCAATTAAATATTAATTTTGATGAAGAAGAATTTGAAGATGGTAACGAATTAATACCAGAACAAAATAACACAATGATAGGGATACCTGCTCAAATAGACACACCTTTTATATTAACTTTAAATGGGTTAGTTCTAGCACCAAATGCTGATTATACTTATTCTGGTAATAGTATTGTCTATTTAAATGCACCTTTGGACCCTGAAGATGTTGTGACTATAATATATACTTCATCTTCACCAAACACGTTAAAAAATGACATTATTGAAATAAACAGTGTGATACCTAGTGGAGCAACAAATGGACAAGGGGATTATTTAGTATACTACAACACCACTACCAACAGATACGAATTATTTACATCGGCTAAACCAATAGATTTTAGCAAAGTTTTACTTATGATTAATGGTGTTATGTTGGCGAATGGGATTGATTTTTACCAATCAACATCAAACCCTAGAAGAATAATACTTAATGGTGATGTTGTTTTAAATGACATCATAACTATATCTTATTTTCCAGATGGTGTTGTTGGTGATATAATAACTGAAAGCCCATCAGCTTCATGGTCAGTCACACCAACACCAAATAAAGTTAACGGATATTTTACATTACAATTATCTACAGATGTTGATTTTAAAAATATTGTTTATTCGTCAATAACTGACTATTACGTTGGTTCACCTTTTTATAGTGTTGATTTCCCAGTTTCTGGTTACACTTATGGTGATAGGTTATTTTATAGAGTTAAAAATGATAAAAATTATGAGACTATTTGTGGCAACTTCATCAATAGTTATTCATATAGTGATATAATACCAATAACAATTGCAACGAATTCGATAAATTCATATTAATATTCTTTACAATTGCATATTTATAATTAAAATAAAGATAAAAGACAAAACAAAATTATGAGTTATATAATACAAAGTACTAGCCCGTTTGTTAGCATTAAATTAACACAAAAAGGTAGAGAACAATTAGCACAAGGTAAATTAAATTTTACATATTGGGCTGTTGGTGATTCTGAATTAAATTATGTTAGGGAAGCTAACGTAGACGCAAACCCAACAGATGTTTCATTATCTGCAACAAGTGTTGTTATGAGACCAGTAGATAGAGAACCTAACCTTAAATATTTTGTTAAACCTAGCAATGCGTCTAGTCCTTTAAACACTATAGACGCAAGTGTTTTAAATGTTATTAAAGCACAAGTAAACAATGCTGCAACAGAAAGAGGGTTTTTCTCTAATTCTAGTGGTACATATACAACTTTAACTGGTAGTACTTATACACCATTCACAACCACTGTGTCAAATAATGTATTAACTGGTGGCACTGTATTAAACATAACAATACCAACTGGAAGCACAATTAACGTTGGTGATTTAATTTTGTTAAAATCGTCTAATACTAGTGCTGGTAACATAACAGTTAACGCGAACACAAAACCACTACCTAATTTATGGTATAAGGTTCAATCAGTAGGTACGAATACTTTAACTTTAGATAGAAACTTACCTAATTTTTCTTCACAAACAACCACTAATCAAGTTATTGTTTATAGAGGTGGTGAGGTTTATAATACAATAGCAACTGGTAATACAACAGCTTATTGGGATACTGGTACTTTATCTTTTGATTCAGCTAACAATGTAACATGTTCAGATGTTCCCGTTTGGAATATGAATAATGTTTGGTGTGAAAATATAGCTGGTATCACTGGTTTAACATCTACAAATTTATATGAAGATTACACTAAATTTGGTTCTTATAATTTCTTAGGACAAAAACAACCATATTTTGAAATTGATTGTGAATCTGATAGCACAACAGGTCCAGCAACATGTGATGGTGTTGGCTTAAGTTATTTAGACGATGTAAGCAAATCTATATCAATAGTTCATTATACAAATAACACAATTTCTAATTTATATGGTGAATATTTTTACACCGATTTAACGTCAGGTAAATATTTAAACATTACATTACCTGACTTGATGTATCATAGAACAACAGGTGCCACTGCTAGTGGTACTAGTATGGGTATGAATTTTATAGGGTCTGGTAGTACTAAATACATAACAAATACTGATATTGAATATATTGATTTAATAGAAGACCCAACAAAAATAAACACTGGGTTAACAGCTAATGTTGTTGGTAAAGTATTCCCACAACTAAAAACAGTTGTGTTTACTGATGATGAAATTGTTTCAGCTA